CAGGGAAGAATGATCTTACACAGCATGGCGAGATCGTGTAAAAAAAATATTGGCGCCTTTGGTCTCACCATCATAGGTAAAGAGCTGTGTCGTCATCGTTTTGAACATCACGCCCGAAAGCCACCAAGCTGCGAACTTGGTGGCTTTCTTTTTTTTGTCGCCTGTTTAGCTTGTCGTCTATCCCCTTTAATGCCTCGTATATTCCTTCGCGGCACCGTTCAATAATTTCGGAGCTCAAGTCTTGTATTTCAAAGAACTCATCTTCGTGTGCAGACGCCATCATTTTACAGTACAAAGAAAGTGTCTTGGCGATTGACTCAAGGCTGTTCACCTCGCAGAATATAATGTCGCAATTTATTTCTTCCCCTTCATTTCCACCCATTCTCTCCCCCCAGTAAGTAAATATTTAATAAAAATAATGGCATTCCGATAATCAATGTGACATAATGCTATGTTGCTGGAACAATGCCAGTCCCTGGCATTGTTCCATAGTGTTTTGCCTAGGCAAAAACGTGGGTAGTTATAACTGCATCGGATTAAATGTCAACAAAAACTTACAAAAGATGATAAAACGAAACAAGAAAGAGTTCGACTCTCAGATGGCCAGATTAATGACAGTCACTGGCAGTAAGAATGGCAATCAGCTGGCGTCAAGACTTGGGATAACTCGTCAATCTGTCAGTGCATCCTTACAAAAAAGAGAAGTTCCGTCTAACTGGTTTATCTTGGCTGCCGACGAAACTGAGTGTTCCCTGGACTGGCTAGTTTATGGTATAGAGCCAAATGAGAGGATAGTCGAACTTGAGTCTGAGCTCGAAAGGCTAAGAGACGGCGCACGAAAAATATACGAGATAGCAACGAAGAAAAGTGCTGGTGAAGAAGATAATGATTAAGAAGATTTGTTTTTTGGCCCTAGTGGTATGGACCATATTATGTGCTGGGCTTGCTGTGGTTTTTTGGTATGAGCTCAACAAAGACAGTGTGGCAATTAAAGATCTGGTCGCTACATACGGAACTACCGTAGAAATAGTGATGCACGGACACGGTATGGCTTATCTTGTTGTGTTCATTATGTGGGTGGGTGGGGTGGTGGGAATTTTTCTTGTCTGTAGAAAACTAGCTGGCCTCTACCGGAGCCTTGAGGCTAAGATAACTGAAAATGAAAGACTCAATAATCGTGTCGCCGAACTAGCTAGGTCAATGGAAGAGAAGGCCGAAGTAGACTAGCGCGGAAGATTAGTTGTTTAATAGAAAAAGGGGCAACCATTAATTTGGTTGCCCCTTTTTCGTTGATCCACATCTGATCCACATTTTACGACTGGTTAAAAACGGTTAAGGCTGTGAAATGATTGGGTAAAAATGGTGGAGGCGCCGGGAGTTGAACCAACATCCGCGCCCTGTTTCAGGGGTTTTGCGGAGTGGGTGATCCACCTATGATCCACCTTCAACAATTTTGCCAAGTTTGTATATCTTCCCAGATTGCTCCCTTTGTGTGTCTGCAATTTGTTGGGTTACTAATCTAGCTTCGTTCACGTCCGGCAGCATGTACCGCTCAAAAGCTCTGGACACATGCCCGGTCGCACCTCGTTTTATTTGTTCTGGGGTTAGCATCTTTCCTGCAGCTGTAACAGTGGTATGTTTTGTTCCACCGTATAAGTCTACATCTTTAATTCCCAAATTCTCACAAGCCTTATTCCACCAGACCCTGAAATATTTAAGCCCGAACTGAGTTCCTTCATTGACGCCTGACTTGGTGCTAAGATGCCTGAAAAAGAACATATGAGGCAGGCCCCTTGTTCCCCATGTCTCGCTTATCAATTCAATATGCTCCGGGATAAGATGAACAAATTTTGGCCTGCCCTCTTTTGGGTGAGGTATAACTATCCATCCTTCTCTTAAGTTAATATGACCCTCTTGAATGTTCCTCATTTCGCCAGGGCGTATCTTTGGGTAGAGTGTTAATAATTTAATTCCTAGCCAGATCCGTGGGTTCTGCTTGTAGGAAATTCGTTTTACTTCCTCGACAATTGCTTGCTGGCTGGCAATATCTATTATGTTGCGCCAGCCAAGCTCAAAAGTTATTTCTGGAAATTCTGGCATCTCAAGCTTGCTCTTCCGTTTCTCTCTCCTGACAACCCACTTCCAGAACGAGCTCAAGACAGTCTTGTATGATGCCCTTGTTTTGTTGCTGATCTCTTTGCCAAAGTCTTTAAGAAGGAAATCCTCAATTTCGCCTTCGCAGATCGTCTTAATGTTCTGGGCGCCCCAATCGTTCGCAGCCATGCCGAGGACAAACTTAGTATGGACGATATAAGAATTACTCAGCGTCTCCTTCTCTTTGTGCTCTAAATATTTGGCTACTAGATTGCAAAACGCCAGGGGCTGATCCTTCTGATACTCTCTAAGGTCAAGGCTCCCTTCATCCTCTCTTCCTCGCAAGGTTATCAAGTGCCTTTCGGCGTCCCGCACTGTGGCGAAGCGCTTTGTATGCTTACGACCGAAGCGAACAAAGCATGGCCCTGCCCAAATCATTTCCGGGTGGGCCTCGCACTGCATCACACTTTGCATTTCTCGATACTTAAAGCTATTCATGCAGCCATCCTTGCCGCATTTCTGGCTAGATGATATTGTCCCTTTCATACATAAACCTCCATTGAGGTGATTATATGAGGTGTTGTAGGGCGAGTTCTGCAAAGCTGGCTCCGGTTAAAGTTTGGTTAATAATGCACCATACTTGAACCAAAAAGGATAATCAACAACAAAAATTACCCGAACAGGTAAATCAGCTTTCTTGGGACACGTCAGACCCAACCCTTAAACGCTTCTATTATTTATAACTCCCCCACTCAACTGCCGAGCAAAATAAAGCGCTGTCCGGCATGCTTTCATTTTCTATGAAAGGGGATATGTGTTTGTTAAAAGCATCGGCATTATATCCGTATGCGTGCCCGTAAACCGCAGTCCCTTCGTTCCATATATACATAGCTCTGGCGTCACGGAATGGGATCTTCGATGATTTTTCGCCACACTCAAAAATTCTCTTAATCATCGACAGGTTAATGGTGGCGGAGATATCCCCACCGATGGGACGATAAAACTCTTCGACCGGGATGCCCAGTAGGGATGCGTATTTCTTCGCGGCCTTAACTGTTATCGGTCTAGCAGAGTCTTTATATGTGCCATCAGCTTTAGGCGGTTGGATTAACCTTGAAAGATATCCGGGCAATATCCCCATCTTTTCAGCAATAATATTATTGTCTCCCTCATGCTCATTAAGAATCCTTACAAGGTTAAGCCTGCATACTTCGCGCTCTGTCTGCATTGTACCCTCCTGTTTCATGTAAAAGTGAACCAATTTGGAAATTATCGTTGACATAAAGAACCAAAAAGGTTTATAATGTCCGGCATGAAAATAAAAAAACAACACAAACAACCATACCAGAAGAAGATCCTCGACTATTTAAAACTAAAAGGGGTCAAGAAACATACCTTTGCTCAACTTTTAGGGGTGACACCACAAAGTTTAAGCAGGTATCTCGCAGCCCCAGGAACTGACAATAGCCGGACACCTAAGCCTAAATATGCGAATAAGATCGTTGACATTATCAACAAAGACCTTGGCTACGACGCAATATCTCTAAATGATATCTATAAAAGAAAAGAGCATCTTGATCGATCTCCTCTTTGTAAATGAATTTGGACAGTTGGGCTAAAAGCTTAACCGTGTTGGTTAACACCAATATGCACCAAAAAGGTTAAAAGTCAATATTTATTTGTCATGTTTGGATAACTATTTTCGTTCAAGAGGCTAATTATGGGTAATTTACCTGTCGCTATCTCGGAACACCGCCGGCATCACGCGCAATGTGCGCCTTCGGGCTAAACCCTCCTCTCCGGCCACTACCAGTTGGCGGTTTTGGTGACTTAACTTCGGGGGTGTGTCTGCTTACCGGCAGACACATTAAGTCAAATTGCGCGAACCCGATACCTTTAAAACTTTAACAGGAGCAAGACCATGACAGACTACAGCGACCAAGACCTTCACCAAGACGAAATTGAAATACCTGGCCCGGTAGGCGTAGCAATGGCGCTTGCCGCAGTAGCTATATGGTGCTCGATTATCTACTCATGCGCCGGGATACTGGCAGCAATGGTGAGGAACTAAATGATTACTTACAAGGGCAAGTCACTACGCAAGTGGTCCATTGAAATTGACGTTCCATACGCCCGTCTTTATAAGATGTACCGTAGGCATGATGACGATATGCCAACCGCGATAAAGGCCGCATTAGCCAAAAAAGAAGTCGGCAACGTTGGCAAAAGGCACCTGGTCAACAACGAGGAGCTGACTGTGGTGCAGATATGCAAAAAGTACGGGTATAAAAAAGATACTTTGTATGCACGGATGAATAGTAACGGCGGAGACATGCAAGCAGCTGTTGATAAGGGGTTGCCAACTTTCAACACCAGGAAGCCAGCCAAGCCAAAGAGAACCAAGCCCAAGAAAAAAGATTTTATTTTCTCAAAGGAAAACCAGGCCGGAAACAGGTTGAAGTTCAACCATGACGATGTTGTTACATTATGGCTACGGCGCGCTTTCCGCAATGGCACTTTGCAAATTCTCTGCCACAAAAAACTGATAGAACAAAAACTCAGCGAAGCAAAGTCAAAGGTGTTCTCACCGTTGGATTGCATTAACGAAAGATGTCAAAGAGGTTGCTTTGATGGGGTTTACGAGGGAAACAAGAGAGTTGGCGGGGTGATGTTTTGAGCGTTTTTGCGGTATAGTCTTGGGCCAAAACAGGGGTTCCTGTGGGACGTATATGGATGGCGACGATATGCAAGACATCGAGCTGGCGATTATCGCCCTCTCTCAAGCCCCATTCCCCCGTAATGTGGGGCCGCTTGAGTTCAAAATTAAATTGTAGCCCAACGCCCAGCATGAGGGGCGGCGGCCACTGACCTGGTTGCGGAGATAGCGCGTCCCCGCCGTCCCTCTCGAAGCGCTTGTTGGGCCTGAAGTTTATTCATGCCCTGAATTTTGACTTGGTTATCGTGACATCCAGTGACTCTTGCTGACTGTCCGTTGCATTGGGGGTGAAGTTTGAGTTTCAATATTTATTTTACAAACTGGACAAAGCAAAAGGCGACCTTGAGGTTGCAATATTGTCTTCTCTCTTTTGCTCACGCATGTTGTGCAAAGATAGTGAAGGGGCTCCTCTTGGTCCATATCTGTCTTCAGCGCATAAGCAAGCGCCTTGGTTTTTGGAAATTCATGCAGCTTGTAACGCTTAATTTGACTTTCCCAGTTTTCAACCTCTCGCAGTTTTTCTTTAAGGTCGGCTATCTCGCTGGAGAGCATAGACTGTTTCTCCAGACTGGAGAGCGCAACAACGGTGGCCTCCACGAGCTTTGTGTTCACCTCGGAGACTGCGGCAACAAGCTCGTTGTAATTGGAAAGGCCATGCGCCGCCTTCGCAATCTCAAGGGCGGTCTTGGCGCTGGTAACAGCGGCAGAAATTTCAGCGAACATAAATGATTTTCCTTTTTAAATTTTGGCGTTGTGCCTCAACACTAGGTCGATGAGCGGCCCAACAGTGTCAATAAGTGGAAACCGAACCAAGGGAAGCAATATGACAATCAATGGCATTACGATAGATCGAGCGAAGCTGTTATCTCCTCACCTCCTGGTGATCTGCTGCAGATGCAAGAAACTATACAATATTAAGACTGACGGCATCGGAAAGACAGGTCATTCGCATGGGTTCTGCAGCTTGGTGTGTGTCGGATGAGCAAGTACCGTAGGGCTGCAAAAGTTGACTTGAACCAGGGAACCATTATCGAGGCATTACGCACCATCCCCGGAGTGACTGTTCAGACAGGCCACGATGATCTGCTGATTGGCTTTCGTGAAAAGACATACTGGTTCGAACTTAAGTCCGCTAGGGCTGTCAGCAAGCGGACCGGTGAGGTCAACGAGTCGGAAAAAAAGAAAAGTCAGAAAATTTTGGAAAGTACTTGGGCCGGGCATTACTCAATAGTCTCAAGTTTGGATGAAATATTAAGCCAGATCGGAATTACGCGTGAAAAATAGCATTTCAGAAAGTGGCGCTTGCCCCCCTAACTGCGAGAACTTATTTCATCAAATATTTGTTCTTTACTCGCCGGAAAGAATCAAGGCGATCCGTGAGTCACTAGAGGAAACACGGGAAGAATTTGGACAAAGATTCTTCGTCGCAGAGGACACGGTTAAATGCTGGGAACTTAAAGAGGGAAGCGTAAAACATCGGGAGCTTCCTGGTCCTGCCGCGAGGTTGATGCTTTTGGTAGAATCAGAAGCCCTAAAAAAGCGTGACGATAAAAACAAAATTTTAATGAGGCTAATCACCAGGCACAACAAGACATTAGCTAAACGATTTGAACACATATTAAGTGGGGGAATGTGATGGAGTTTTCGTACAAAATTGACAATTACGGTGGCGACACGGTTGAGCTTTATTTCACAGAAAAAAGAATAATTGAAATGGTCTTACGATGAAAGAAACTTGCGAAACCTGCGACCATTCAGAAACCGACGGACTCAGCATCGAGTGTCACCGGCTAGGCGCACCAGAATCAAAAGAACCAAATCAGCCATGCTCAATAGGCAGATGGCAAAAGAAAGGCTCAGATGCACGAACACCTGAGCCTCAACCAATAACACTAAATAATAGGGGATAAGCGTCTAAATGGAATTATTACAACTAAATCTACAAAACTTCAAGGGTATGAAAAAATTTACCCTCAAACCAGATGGTGCAAATGTTTCTATCTATGGCGATAATGCCACAGGAAAGACCACAATAGTCGATGCTGTTTTCTGGCTTCTTTTCGATAAAGACAGCCGGGGGAACTCTAAATTTGAAATAAAAACTCTCAAGAATGGCGAGGTCGTACATAAGCTGGACCATTCAGTAGAGGGCGAGTTTTCGACAGACAACGGAAACATCACGCTAAAAAAGGTCTATCAAGAAGATTACAAAAAAAAGCGCGGCAGTGCAACTGAGACATTTACCGGCCATACTACCGATTATTTTGTTGATGGAGTGCCAGCGTTAAAAAAGGAATACACCGAAGCAGTAGAGAAAATTGCTAAAGAAGATGTATTCAAACTTCTCACATCACCTACTTATTTTCCAGAGCAATTACACTGGCAAGAGCGCCGTAACATCTTGCTTGACGTGTGTGGCGACATTTCAGATATCGACGTTATAGCCTATAATCCTGAACTGGCAGAATTAACCGCCATACTCGCAGGTAAAGCACCGGAAGATGTCAAAAAGATCATCCTTTCAAGGCGTACACTACTTAACAAGGAACTTGACAGCATCCCGACAAGAGTTGACGAGGTTGAACAGGGCATACCTGAATTACCGGCGAACACATCAAGCATACAGTCAAAAGTTGACGAGATAACCGGCCTGCTCGTCGAAGAAGAGGCAAAGGCACAGCGAATCAAGAACGGCGCTGAGATTGTGGTCAAAAAGAAAGAGCTTGCCACAGTCGAAACAAAGATCATCGGCATTGAAAACGCTTTCACTCGTAAGCGCAATGAGACAGTCGGCGGCATTGAAACACAGATAGCCGAGTCTGAAAAATTTGTAGCCGAGCAACGTAAGTTGTCTGAAGCGTCAAAGGTAACAGTAAAGAACCATGAAGATTCGATAAAAAACAATGCCGCCTTAATGGGTCAATTAAGGACTAAGTGGCAGACAGTAAATGATAAAAAGTTTGAGCATGCCGCTACAGATGTTTGCCCTACCTGCAATCAATACTTGCCGGAAGAACAAGTCGCAGAAGCTAGAATAAAGGCAGAAGCGTCTTTCAATAAATCAAAGGCCGAAACACTTGAAAGGATCAACACCGACGGTGTTTTGCTCAAGAAATCTAACAATGAGTTGGTCGGAGCTATTGAGAAACTTCTTTCCGACATTGACACAATCAATGACCGTATCACTCAAAGCCTTACCGAGCTCGAAAACCTTAACGCTAAAAAATCAGAAGCACTTGCGCTACTGCCAACAACAGAAAACAACAAAGACTACAAGGCCGCGACAATAGAGCTTGAAGAGATCGCCAAGGCTCTCAAGAAGCTGGAAGAAGGCGACAGTCTTGAGCTTGAAAAGACTTATACCTTCATCCAAAAAGCCACAGAAGAAAGATACCTGCTTTTAAAAGAACTTGCCAAGGTTGATCAGATCGAAGCAGCCAACAAAAGAATTTTAGCGCTTGAAGGCGAACAAAAGACATTAAGCGCCGAGTTCGAAAAACTTGAAGGGCATCTATTTTTAATCGACCTCTTTACAAAGTCAAAAGTGAACATGCTCGAAGATAAGATAAACGGCAAGTTTGAGTTGGCCAGGTTTAAGCTCTTCGCAGAACAAATCAATGGCGGCTTGCTTCCCTGCTGTGAAGTAGTTGCTGGTGGCGTCCCCTACTCAACAGGGCTCAACAATGCAGGGCGTATCAATGTAGGCCTCGACATCATAAATACATTGAGCGGACATTACGGCGTGAATCTCCCTGCCTTTATCGACAATGCTGAATCTGTTGTCGATCTTTTGACAATCAACTCGCAGATGATCCGGCTTGTGGTAAGCGCCGATGACAAAAAATTGAGGGTAGCGTAATGAATTTATATGTAAGCAAAACAGATTAAATTTACATAAGGGAAATACCAATGACAGATTCAAGCTCTAACAAGCAACTTGCCCCAATGGACAAGTTAAAAAACATGATTGCTCACCCAAGCGTAGCTCAACAGTTCGAAAACTGCATGGGAGAGAATAAGTCCCTGTTTGTTGCCTCATTGATCGACGTTTACGGCAGTGACACCTATTTGCAAAAATGTGACCCTAAATACGTTATCCAAGAGGCACTTAAAGCAGCAACACTCAAGCTGCCAATCAATAAGAATCTCGGCTTTGCCTATATTGTTCCTTACCAGAAGAGCAAAAAGGTGGGAACCGCATGGGTAAAAGAACAAATCCCGCAATTTCAGATCGGATACAAGGGGTATATCCAGTTAGCCATGAGGACCGGAGCATATAAGTACATCAATGCTGATGTCGTTTATGAAGGTGAACTCCAATCAACAGACAAACTGTCCGGCGAAATTAACCTGAATGGAACCCGGACAGGGGGCACAATTATTGGCTACTTTGCATACATCGAGACTTTGAACGGTTTTAAAAAAATCATGTATGGGACCAAAGAGCAGATAACCGCTCATGCCGAAAAATACAGCGCGTCGTTTAAAAGCGCGACTTCGGCATGGAAAACAAACTTTGACGAAATGGCTATTAAGACAATGCTTAGAAACCTGCTTAGTAAATACGGGGTGATGAGTGTTGAAATGGCGTCGGCTTTCTCGGCAGACTACGACGAGCGAACAGCAGAGGCCAGGCACGACGATGATATTATTGAGCATGCCAACAGTGACATTATCGACATCGAAGGTGAAGACGTTGCGGAAGCGCCAGAAACAGCTAAATCGGTAGGCCCGAGCTTCTAAATGATTTCAATTACTCCATTTGCAAGCAGCAGCCGTGGAAACTGCTACGGACTTACTGACGGGACTACGCCATTGCTTCTTGAGGCAGGTGTACCTGTCAGGAAGTTGCGTAGGCTGGCAACCATATCCAAGATAGCAGGCTGTCTTGTTACGCATAACCATGGAGATCATGCCGTAGCTGTCAAGGATCTAACGAGAGCCGGAATCTCATGCTATATGAGCGCCGGGACAGCCGAGGCGATAGGAGTATCAAATCATCGAGTTAGGCCTGTGGCGGCATTAAAACAGTTCACAATCGGTAGCTGGAAAATATTACCTTTTGAAGCTGTCCATGACGCAGCCGAGCCGCTTAGTTTTTTGCTTCAATCCGGGCAAGATAAAGTCTTATTCGCCACAGATACAGCCTACATCAAGCATCGTTTCAAGGGATTAACGCAAATAATGATTGAATGTAACTACCATTATCCGTCGCTAATAAAGAGTATCGAGTCTGGATATGTAACAATTTCACAAAAAAACAGGCTGTTAAAGTCTCACTTGAGTCTTGATAATGTTGTCGAGTTTCTAAAGGCCAATGATCTATCAGCGGTACAAGGGATATGGCTACTCCATTTAAGCGATTCTAACAGTGACGAGCAGCATTTTAAAAAAACTATACAGGAGTTGACCGGGAAACCTGTCACCGTCTGCAAAGAATATTAGTCTAATGACTCCAATATTCCACGGCACCAAGAAAAGTCAGGTTCATCTTGACGATATTAACGGCTACGCATCCTATCTTGACTCAATAGAGGATGGGACCAGGGTAGCCGTTACCGTCGAGATCCTGGTTGGCTTAAGGACGCTTGATCAGAACGCTTATTATTGGAAAATAGTTGTCCGTATCCTGGGTGGTCACCTGGGCTACGAAGATGAAGAAATGCACGAACTATACAAAACTCATGCAAACTTTGGGGAAAGCACAGCTGATTTACTCAAGGATCAATTCAGCGATTTTATTGAGCGATGCATAAGATGGGCCGCAATCGAGCATGGTGTGATTATTCCTCCGGCAAACAAGGTGAAGGCGTGAGTTTTCAGAAGGTTAAACCATTCCGTAGCGAGGCTTATCTTAAATTCGTCGCATCACACAATTGTTGCAACTGTAACAAGATCGACGCCACAGTGATAGCGCACCATGAAGGCAAGAAAGGCATGGGGCAGAAGATCACAGATTTGCGCTCAGTTCCACTCTGCTTTGCTTGTCATACCACAAGGCACAATGTAGGCAAATGGCCGTGGGAGTATGTGGACCCGCAAGAAGTTATGTTTGAATTGATTAACGAATTTATGAATGGAAAATAGAAATGATCTGCTTTCTCGGCAGATACGGCATGGAGGCTATTAAATGGCAGCACTCCCATATTTACAATTATACGTGGCCGAATACTTAGCCGACACAATGCACCTTACTGCCGAAGAACATGGTGCATATCTTCTGATTATATTCAACTACTGGCAATCCGGTAAACCTTTGGCCGATTCAAACAAACTACTTTCCAGCGTATGCTCAACGACCGTTGAGCGATGGTTGGAAATCCGTTCAACAGTAGAGGAGTTTTTTGAGGTTAAAAATGGGCTTTGGACCCATCACCGGATAGAAGAAGATATTGCAAGGGCAAGCAAAAAAAGAAAGAGAGGATTTAAGAACACACGTCAAAGGCCATCTGCTTAGGTGTGGGCTGAAATAAGGGAAAGAATTTATAAAAGGGATGGTTTTACCTGCTTATACTGTGGTTCTAGTGGGGTTAAATTAGAATGCGACCATATCTACCCGTTTTCGCGTGGTGGGTCGAATGAAGACTGCAATCTAACAACAGCCTGCAAACAATGCAACCGGGAAAAGAGAAGCAAAACATTAAACGAGTGGCTTGGCTAATTATGGCAAATACTTGGTTCAGAATGTACAACGAATTTTTAACAGATCATAAAGTGCAAATGCTTAGTGAGGCCGACCAGAGACGGTTTATTATGGTTCTCTGCCTCCGCTGTTGTAACGGTGATGTAACGGTACACGATGAGGAGGTAGCGTTTCAATTGCGTATCAGTAACGAAGAATGGCGCAAGACAAAAGAAGCTTTACTATCAAAAAACTTGGTAGATAAAGACAATAAACCTGTCGCATGGAACAAGAGGCAATATATGTCAGACTCAAGCACAGAAAGGGTCCGCAACTATCGCAAGAATCAGAAACGTTACAGTAACGTTACGGTAACGCCACCAGATACAGATACAGATACAGATACAGATACAGATACAGATACAGATACAGAAGGCGCTTGTGTGTGCCCACACAAAAAAATCATTTCAGCGTACAACGAGATTTTACCAAACCTGCCCACGGTCAAAACAAAACTTTGGAATGGATCTCGAAAGCTAAATCTCACAGCACGCTGGAAGGAAGACCGCGACCGGCAGGATCTTGGCTGGTGGGAGAATTACTTCCGAGCGATCAGGAGTGTCCCGTTCCTATGCGGGGATAACGAGCGGGGCTGGACGGCTGATCTTGGTTGGCTGGTGAACCAGGCGAATATGTGCAAAGTGCTGGAAGGCAGATATGTCACATTGAAGAGAAATGGAGCAAAACCAAATGACTTTACCCAACGCGATTATCAAGCAGGGGCCACACGAGACGAAGACCTCCCCGACTTCATGCGGGGCGATCCTGGCAACAATCAGCATGTTTAATGGCAAGATCAGCCAAACTAAATCGGCAGTATGCCCAACGCACGGAGAGTTTGAGCGGTTTGATGTCAGAGATGGCGAAAAGGTAATCACCGGCGCCTGTCCCCAGTGTGACCGGGAAGAGAGCATAACAAAGGCACGAGAAGAGCGTGAAGAGGCGGCTAATTTGGCAAAGTTGGCCGCCCTGAGTATGTCAGGTATTCCTAAGCGCTTTTTGAGCAAGACTTTTGCTAATTATGTGACTGATAACGCAATTGGCAAACAACGGGCTCTCACTATCTGCAAGGCCTATTGTGATAATTTTGAGACAGTATCAAGCCGGGGCACAGGGATGATCTTGTGTGGCAGGCCAGGAACAGGGAAAACCCACCTGGCCTGTGCTATCGGCAATAGCCTGGTTATGTCAAACAAAGTTGTTTTGTTTATCGGGGCGTATCGGGCGATTCAGAAAGTTAAGGACACCTACAGTCGGAAGAGTGACGGCTTAACCGAGCAAGCGGTTATCGACAATTTTTCTAATCTTGACCTGCTTATTCTGGACGAGATTGGTGTGCAGTACGGCAGCGATGCCGAACGGCTTATCTTGTTTGAAATAATCAATCGCCGGTATGAGCAGGTGCGCCCAACAATCCTTATTTCAAACCTCGGGATTGACGAGTTGTCTGGGTATGTTGGCGATCGGGTCAGGGACCGCATGAAAGAAGGAGCAGGACCCGTGGTTGCTTTTGACTGGGAAAGTGAGCGCCGTTGAAAGTTTTGAAACGTTTACCTCTTCAGGCGGTCAACTCTACCCGCTTGTCGGCACTCGGAGGTTATTCATGCTGCATGACATAAAGAAATTGCCCGTATGGGCGCAAAAATTGATCGGCGACCTGGAACACAAAATAGGCGCACTAAACGGCCTCAAAGAAGCACATGCGCTGCTTATTGATCATGATCGTGAATGGTTCACGGTGCCGAATAACGCCGAAAATCCATTCAGGTTGTGGCGATTCCATCATGATATGCCCACGGCGGTATGCTCGTTGTCCGATAAGGATGTTCTTTTGGTCGGACGCGCCACAAAGGACAAAAAGTACTTCTAGGGGAGTGCCAACGCCAAGCTCACCGGCACCGGGCCGAGTGAGTTGCAGATAAACCAAGAACGGAGCGTTCCGTGTGGAGCGTATTGTTATCTGGTTTACCCCTCACGCCGGGAACACAGACGGTTGCAGACATTGAGCTGCGTGAAACTCCGTCAGGCGCACCACGAGGACATGAAGGAAGCAGCGAGGGCAGTTCGTTGGAGAAACGTAGTGCGGATAGCTTAAGTGATATGATTGCACAAACTGAGAGACCTGGCATCCTGACTGGCTAGTTTGGCTACGTTCTAGGCGGTAAAAACGTAGCGATTTTATTGAACAGATAACGCCTACTTGAGCTGCTGGCCCGTGGAGCTGACCGCAGGCCGCAGCCGTTATTCCAGTCAGCTCTAAGGTTTTGTTATGGATTGCTCTTGTAACCTCGGCGGGTCGGTTGATTGTGATGACTACGGAGGTTTTGTTGCGGTCGAAACCCGGAAGGCCCGGAAAGAGTGGCGGTGCTGCGAGTGCCACGAACAAATCCCGGCAGGGGCTGTTTACTCATATTGCTCTGGGATGCACGACGGCACGTTTTTTAAAGACCGCACCTGCTTGCGGTGTAAAAGCATCGCGGACCAGCTTTTTAGCGACCGGTATATTGGGTATTTGATGGATGACCTTAAATCCGCAATCGGCGACCGGCAAGAAATACCGCCATCGTGCATTGCAAAATTGATACCCTCTGCCCGTGATCTGGTTTGTGATTTAATCCAGGCCAGTTGGGGTGAGGATAATTAATCCATAACGTCGTTTTTAAGCCAGCCGCCGCCACTGGACTGGTTACTACAAAAGCTGATCCCGGCGGTCGGCTTGAAAAACCTTGTTATCTGGCGGGGTGCCAATATGTATGAAATCGTAGTTGGTGGCTTAATGTTCGTAAGCGGGATTGGGTGGGGTCTGTGGCTGTCGGAATGGCAAACAAGACGCGACAGAGCGAAAAAAAGATTAACCAATATCGAGATGTCAATGCCCATGAACCCAGATGATGCGGCAGGAATGATGGACTTGCTTGCCGATCTACTGCGAAAGGCAAGGGCCACACTTGCAGAAGCCAGATAACGTTTTAGGTAAGCTGACGCCGGATTTGAAACTATGAGCGAGAACATGCAACAGACATTATTTGGAAAACAAGACGTGCCGGATGCCGCGCAGGTAGGCGTTCCGCTTGACCGTTTTGTTAGG